CACAAAGTGATTTAACATGTTGTATAACGTTATTCTTTGGATTATAAAGTCCAGGTTGGGTCAATTAGACCAAACGTTTCCAACAAACACAATTGTAAGCAGAAATTATTATTTAAAATATGTTTTTATTTGTTTATACTCAATGTCTACTCCTCCCCATGGGTAGGTTCAACTATTGAGTTGTTGTGTCACTAGAAAATTCAAGACAATCAAAAGTTCGTAAAGTCGTGAGAACAGATTTACATCCATCACAGGGTTTTGCATCACTACATTTCTTTTTCTTAATTTTTCTCCATAACATCCAAATAAGCCACACATCTTCAATATCGGGAATATCACTTGTTATCTTGGTTTTTGAACCTCCGATTGGAACTACCAAAGACGTCTTAGTGATTGAATTTGTGCGACTAAAGACCCTAGGAACGGGTCTATTCTTGTTTTCGCTCATAGCATCGAGCCCACGAGTTTAATTGCCCCGGGGCCGTATTCAACAATTGCTTTTCCAGCAATTTGAGCGTATTTCTTGATTCGTTCGAAGATTTCACCAATGTGTGTTTTGTTTTCATAATATTGAGGAACACGATACAAAGAATGCATCGCTTTATCGAAAACTTGTGGATCAATTTTAGGCACACCAGTCTGCCTCCAAACATCCGTGGTTACATACTCAATACCAAAACAGAAAGTAAAATAACTGTCCTTTCCGTCATCAGGAGTGATGGCAATTGACATTCCAAGATAATCGCTTTTAGCATCCATGTCCCAAGAACAATGGACAACATTAGAAAGAACAATTTCAGCGGTATTTCTCATGTCAAAATCTTCAACTTTGCGAGGTCGCAAATAAGAATAGAAACCGTTGTTGACAGGCATCATACAAGAATCTTGGAGATTGGAAATAAAGTTAAAGGCACCTTTTGAGCTGCCACAAATATCATACCACTGCCGTTCATAAGGTAATTGAAGACCAACAACTTTACCTTGTTTAACCAAGGGAGCCGAGTCATTCGTGTACATCATTGATACTGCGTTGATTCGCATCTCAGGACAAGACGCCAAATTAGAGTAAAGATTGGGGATTGACCTATGTGCGAACACACAAGTTGAAGATCCACCAAAATAGACTTTGAGAGAACAAACATCACCTGTATGATATTCTTCCCAAACAAAGCCCAAACCATAATAGCCTCCAATACCTCCTTCGTCAATAGCCGAAAGAATGTCGTCTGTGGATGAATTTGAAAATGTTGAAAACCTAGTGTATTCATTAACTTCACCATTAGCCCACTTATAAACAATTATTGTTAATCCTTGAGTGGATCCAGTAAATGTGTAAGACTGAAGATGAATTTGAAAGAAATCACCGGCATTAAACCAGTAAAATCCTGCTGGCATTTTAGTTGTAGTGCCAGGGAACACAGCAGGTCCGTGTGGTTGAAAATCTAATCCAGTTAAAGCAAAAGTCGGAGAACCGAAAAGCACTTCTTTAGAGTCAAAACAGGACAAATCCAACGTATTATCATTAATACCTGATTCTTCATTAAACCAGAAGCAAGTATACAAATAATTGTTTGCAGAAGGATTTCCAATTAAATAAATGTTGGATCGTAATGGATCTCTAAAAGAAAAGGCAACCATCTCATTTACAGGAAAACGAGTGCTACCTAAAGTTGAAGGATTCCAATCGCAATCAATACGTGTCCAAGGAGCTGCAATAGCAGTTCTTGCTCCAGTATAAGGACTGGAGAAACGAATAGGTGCTACTTCAATAGGCATAGTAATAGCACTCTGAATCGCTTTGTATTCATTAGCGAGATTTGATGAAAGTTTCATCATTCCAGGCTCTGCAACCTTTGAAATTTCATTTTTACTAACCGGTCTTCGCCTTGGAGGACGAGTAATCTTTCGAGGAACTTTTTTCAAAGTTTTCTCAATTTTCTTCTCCTCTCGGGCTACTTTCGCAACTTGCTTTTTCACTTGTGAACTAAGTCTTTTCTTGTTTTTCCTAGACCCTGCCATTTGCGCGCACCTCGTTTTATATCAGGCTAAGTGATTTAAGGATCCACCTGATACATCACGTAGCGCTTGGCTGGGATTTAAAAGGACACCAGGCATATGTTCTTCTAAAAAGGAGAAGAGCATCTCACATCCTTGCTCAGATATTGATTCAAATCTGCCGACGTACATTGACGCAATCTCCTCTGCTGAAAATTTTGATTTTTTAGCATTCTGGAATTCTGTATCAAAAGCACGATCGTGTCTCGCAATAAGTTTATCTGCGGCGAGATCAAGCTTGGAAAACGTCTCTTGCTCAAAAAATGTTAAGAGCCGAGCCGCGCACAACTTTGTGAGTGCCATGGCTGGTCCGGTCGTTTTTGTTTTGTCAGCTAAACTAGCAACAACTTTAGACGAATTAACAATAGGAACGATTTTCTGTCCAAGTTGGCAATCAAAGAATACAGGTCGAGTACTAAGGTATTCTACTGTATCTAAGCCACCAACTTCTCCAGATGTTTCAACCTCCCAGGCAAACTCTCCAAGAGTTTTCACATAGGCTTCCATCCATTCTTCCAATTTAAGCCTAAAACCCGGTCTGATTGCATTAAACATATCATCACCTGTTTCATCATCTTTAATATTATGCCGAGTTTCTTGGTAAGTTAACATCTTCCTGACAGCAACCAAAAACGTCATTAGTTTATGTACAGCCGTATTCCTAGGAGTAGTTCTGGCATCACCCGAAGGCTGACCTCTCAATTTAAGAACTATTTCTCCATTAGGTAAAACGACATACGAATAAAAACTATCATACGTTATCTTGTGCCTCAATCGATCTAGATTGATCAATAAGTCAGGAAGACCGAGTTCAACTCGATACTTATCCCAAGAACCTAAAAGCTTTGACAAAAACATTTTACGATTGGGTCCATATATTGCACAATTTACATCGCATTCTATAGCAGCAAGAATGTATTGCATGCGTGAATCCCATTTAGAGACATCACTAAAAGCAAACAACCAATCCTTAATGCTTTCGAATTTATCATTATAATCACCATGAAATAGCGACATTCCCATACCAATATTCAATTTCTTCCAATCTTTAGCCGTAGCCATATCAAGGTCGTAATTAACCATGTGACTCATAATAAGTAAATAAAGTGGTCCGATCATAAATGAACGAACTTTACCTTGATCTACTTTTTCGGCTGATCGAATTTCTTCTTTCTGTGTTGCACACCATAAAGGAAGATATTGATCGGTATAATAACCATACATAAATTTAACAAACGACTTCCGAAATTCGATGTCGTCAAGGCATTCACCTTTATTCTTATAATGTTGGTTTAGAGGGAAAGTAGAACTTTTGGGTCTGTCTATGAACAAGAGAGCTTCATCCAAAGTCAAAACTTTAGGAACGTAATTCATCTCTCTTTTCCACTTAAACAGATAGTTCTTTGCTTTCAGCATAGTATCAGCGTCCATTTTCCATTCGACGTCAGTAACGTATTTCAAAAAATCAATATAAACATATCGACGATCAACAGGTGTCATCTTATACATTTTATGAAGCTTTTCTAAATCGAAACCGACTTCTTCAAGAACGCTACGTAGAATAGGATCTTCTACATACTGAGGGTGATCTTTTTGAAAGCGAGGCATTGTGCAAATATATTTGTAAGTGTTGACATTTTTATTCTGTACGATTGTTTCATTAAACATCTTTGAATAAATTTTTCGTACAGTAGGTAGTTTATGGAGGACTTGCGGGGGCAAATAGTCAGTAAAAACCCCGAATCCGCCAAGTCCATCTAGTTTAAAGGAGGAAATGATTGGGCGTAGTTGTCTTGAACAGCTACACCATCTTCAACTGTACCTGCATAATGCATACCGACAACAAAACCGGTAGCAGAATCAATCATAATACTTCCACACATAGAATACTTTGTGGAACATTTGTGTCTAACTTCTCCTCGCTTAGCATCATATGCAGTTATAGTTCCGACTGCGTTAATGAAGTTTCCATCTTTGAAACCATATAAGGTAACAATTCGCGAAACAGTAGGCTCACCTATTCGGAGCGATCCTTTAGGGCCTTTAATCTGCTTAGCTTTAATTTTAATCATATCCGTACGACCTGGAACTTCTTCATATTCGCATCCGATATAATCAAGTTTTTGATCATTAAACTCGATATAACCTTCTCCTTCCACAACAGCTTTGAAATTGTGTTTATTCACATAGAACCATCCCTTACAATAAAAGGCTGCAGAATCACATTGATTATTAAGCATCACTTTTCCAAGATGATTGCGTATGATATCTACATCTAAAATTGCGGAATCTCGTTGCAACGATTGCATCACTTTAGGCTGCTCTTTAGCTTCCTCTTTTACAGGTTCTTGAACAACCTTAGATTGCTTAGAAGTTTCTTCTTTAGGTTTGAATTCTTTCTTAGCTTCCTTTACAGGTTGTTTTTTCGCTTGTTGTTGTGTTTTAGGTGGATTTGCGTTTTCTACCTTTTTAGACAAATTTTCAGCTGGTTTTTCAACAACAGGATCAATTTTCAGGTCTTCCTTCTTTGCATTCTCCATGATTTGGCCAGAATTTTTATCTTCTATGGCTTTCATAATCATTTGAACGAGATCTGCAGATTCATTGACCTTATTCTTTTGATACTTAAGTTGTCTTTTCTTATTGCGTAGCTCGTTTTTCCTTTGTTGCTCCTTTTTAATTTTGGCGGCTTTATCAGCTTCAGCCAACTCAGGGTTTTTAACAGTAGTTTCAACCCTGGGAGGTTTGGAAATTTCAGCTTTTGGAGGATTCTCTTTAACTCGTTTCTCCTCGATAACCGCAATAGTTCTCTCATACTTGTTTTGTTGAGGATTACTTTTTGGTCCAGCTTCATTTATCTTCTTTTCTTCCTCTTTCTGTGAGACTTGTTTGTCAACAGCCTTCTTCATAGGAGGGGGTACAACGCCTTGTAACCCTTCAGTGATTTTGGGAGCTTCACTGATTAAAGCATCTTTGAAACTCTTTTTACGTTCTCTAATCTTGACACCTTTAGCTAACAAATAAGGAACAACCACTCCAATTCTACAATGTGTGGCTTCTAGAGCTTTCAAAGCATCATCCAAAGAAATACGGAAATAACGCATTAAGCAAAAAGCTTTCTCAGCTTTTACAAGAGGGATACAAGTTTTAATATCTGTTCCTTTTCTCTTTATCTCTGCGTAACTTCGATTACTTTCATAGTCTGGTTCATCATCGAACGCAGGATTAGTGTAGGTATAACCTTTCTCCTTACGAAGATTAAAATCTCGAATATGTCTTTCGACAATCTTATCTATTTCACTATCCTTATGTCTATAACGATCCCAATGTTGGTCGTCAATATCCCAATCTTCATCTGGTTCTTCAAATTCTTGATTGTTATTATTGCGATCTACATAACCGAATTCATCATCGTCTTTGGCTCCGTATTCTTCTTCTAATTCCCTTTCTTCTTCTTCTTTCTCTTTCTTACTTTTTCGTTTATCAGAAAGAAGTTCTCTGCCGTCATCCTCTTCATCACTATCACTGTCCTCAATCTCATAACGACGATCATCATCATCATATATCTCAGCTTCCACCGCATCCCATAAGGAAAATCTTTTCCTATTTTTCAAGTCTAAGATTGTGGTGTTGCTCGGATCTAAATATTGAATGTTTCCTTTCAAATCATTCAAAGCAACTGGAACATATTCACCATCATGCCCTTGAAGAAGAGCAAACATGTTGT